TTAGAAAATCTGCCGGGAGCAGCAGTCGAAGGGAAGGTAGCAGTGCATGACACTATCCGTATAACCACGCGTGACAAGGAGCATAAACACTATAGGGAAAAGCCTAAAGTCGTTTACAAGGAAAAGGAATTGAGCTGGGTAGAAAAAGCAGCTATGAAGACAGGCTTCGTAGCGTTCTGCCTGGCATTGATATCGATTGTTTATTTCGTTGTAAGATGGAAGTTGAAGTAAAGGACGGTCAGACACTGGCAGACATTGCCATACAGGAGACAGGTACTGCCGATACCGTCATGGACATGGCGCGACTGAACGGGATAAGCCCTGCAGCGAAACTGGAGGCTGGACGGCGGCTGCTGTTGCCCGAAGTACCGAACAAGCGCATGCAGGCCTATAGCAAGACCAATGACGTCTCGCCAGCCTGCTCACTGTCTGCAGAGACAGAACAGGAACATGGCGGCATTTCGGAGATGTGCGTGGGTGTGGACTTTGAAATCCAGTAAAGACGGGAAAACAATAACAAAACAGAATATGAGAACAATAGCAGAAATCAAGGAGAGCATGATGACGGATTTCATGCACAATAACGACCTTGCAAAGGCATACGGCTTCGAGGTCGGGACCGACTTCTATGGAACCTTCAGCCGAGTGAGTGTGGAGAGTCTGCTGCTATACATCGTGGCGGTAGCGGTGTGGGTGCTGGAAAGTATTGTGGCCGACTATAAGTCGGAGGTGGAACTCCTTATCGAAGCCGAGACTCCGCACCGTGCAAAATGGTACAGGGACCGCACGCTGCGGTTCATGCATGGGCACGAGTTGCAACAGGACACCGACCGATACGACACTGAGGGAATGACAGAGTCGGAGATTGCCCAGGCAAGGGTGGTCAAATATGCCGCAGCCTCTGAAAGCTCTGATTCTTCAATTCTGACTGTAAAGATTGCCGGAGAAAAAGACGGCCGGCGAAGCCCCTTGGACACAGAAACAGAACATGAGGTGGCTGCCTACCTTGCAGAGATAAAGGACGCGGGAGTAAGGATCAGCCTGGTCAACCGCAAGCCCGACAGATTTGACTGCGAACTGGATATCTACTACAATCCCGTACTGCTACCTTCGTCGGTAGAGGAAAACTGCCGGGAAGCCATCGGGAACTACATAAGAAACCTGCCTTTCAATGGTGAATATACGAACATGGCACTGACAGACGCACTGCAAGTGGTAGAGGGTGTGAGAATTGTCGAACTCAAGACCGCATACGCGCAGGCAGAGGAAAACGGGAAAAGAGACCTTATCAATGCCCGATATGTACCAGCAGCAGGCTATTTCGAGGAAAGAAACATCACGATTAACATGAAAGCGTACTGACCATGCAGCGGACAGACTTTAAACGATTAGCCGTTGAGCTACTTCCCGTATGCCTGAGAAAGCCTGTAATGACCAGCCTACTGAGAAGCCTCATGCAGGGAATAGTTATTGCCTACATGGAATTCCTCTCCTGGAAGGAAGAACGGGATTACGAGATAAAGCACAATGGGCAGGTATGCCATCTACGTGGAATGCTGAACGATGCCTTCGACCCTATCCAACGCAAAATTACGATTACGGATACGGAAGAGAAAGAGACAGACCATGTCTTTATCTTCAAGCGAGAGACAGCACGTGTTAGACGGCTCCGGCACAGGAAGGCCGAACTTCCCGTCATCATCAATGTTCAGGGCTTCGGCGGTGCAGCCGGCAGTAACTTCACCGTGAACGTTCCGATGGAGGTGGCGGAGGAGGCAGACATGGCGCGACTGCGCGCCATGGTGGACACCTATAAGTTAGCAGGGAAAAAATGGACAATGAACTATCAACGAAATATAGAAGGAAATGAAAACGGTAATAGCAAATTTTTTGCAGCAGCCAAACAGGGACTTTCCCTTGGACTGTGAGACGATGGATGCCATGCAGATGAATACAGCCCTCGTGGCCGTGCTCGGGAATATTGCCGGCGACAAGTCAGTACTGACCGGCTGTCGGCCTGATGAAGCCGGAACCAGTGTCGGTGAAGGGTATGTGTTCGTTAAGACGAAGGATTTCCCCGACGGCGAGGTGCTCTATTTCGAGGGCGGTAGTGTGACAACAGGTGTATGTGTAAAAACAGAGGATATCGGTGTGACGGCACAGGGCTACAGCTACCCGAAGGCTTATGTGCGTCGGATACTTGCAGCCGGGCTCGGTACGGAGAATTTCAAATGGGAAGATTTTAAATACATCAAGACCAATGCGGAACTGGAGAGACTCATCGCTGAGCTTAGGAAACAGCATGAAGAGGATCTCCAAAGACTTGCACCGTCACCCCTGGGCTGCGTGCAGATGTGGGCGGGGAAGAATGTCCCCGACAACTACGTGCTCTGTGACGGGAGGCAACTGAAAACGGAGGATTATCCGGAACTTTCCACTGTACTGGATGGAGCGTTCAATACGGCAAAATCGGCTTCGGGAATCCCTTACAGAACAAGTGGGGGATACTTCCGCGTACCTGACTTGCGGGGACGTTTTATCGTCGGACAGGACGAGACCGACGAGGAATACAATGTCCAGGGAAACACGGGCGGTGAGAAGATGCACAGGCTGACAACCGATGAATTACCAACCCATAGACACGTCTTCACGGACGACAGTAATGCAAAAGATGCGAATTTCCCAATAGCAGCAGAGTTGAGAAACGAAGGTGTGACCGAAGCTGGAAAGACTTTTAAACCAGATATGGCTTCGTCAGATAACCAAGGAACATCTGCATCAAAAGCTGGCGGTGGTTATGCCTACCTAACGGGCTACACTGGTTTGAATGGGCAGCATGAGAACCGTCCACCCTATTACGTGCTTGCCTACATCATGCGAGCGAAATAAATGGCGTTCAAACAACATTAAAACATCAATCAAATGGCAATAACAAGCATATCACAACTGAAGGAGTGGTTCCGCAGCGGAAAATACCCCACAGGGCAACAGTTCGCCTCCCTTATGGACAGTTTTATCCATAAATCAGATTCCATCAGGGTGGACAATGTAAAGAATCTGCCAGAATTCCTCAATGAAAAGTTTGACAAGAAGCAGGGTGACAGCCTGCGCAGGGAACACGATGTCCTGCAACGGGCCTTTGACCTGTTCAAGGCTGCTGGAGACCTGACGGAATTCTACAAGAAAACGGACACCTACTCGAAGAAAGAGGTGAACGAGAAGCTGTCTGCTATCCCGAAGATAAGTTACAAGGCTGTTGATGCCCTGCCTTCAAATCCTGCCGAAAAAGTAATCTATGTCCTGCAACATGGAGAAAACTGGACTGAAAATATGTTCACTGACGGGAAGTGGATTACCCTTGCGACACATACAGGCATCTATGGTAATCTCGAGAACAAGGTGGCAGGCCTGGCGCAGGAGATTGTCGGTATCAATCATCCACTATCCTTTACACAGGGTTATGTGAAAAATACTGGTGATCTGGTCACTACAAGTGGTGTATATCGGTTCAGTCAACTTCTGCCCGTAAAGACGGGAGATACTGTCAGGTATAAAGCCTGTGGCAGTGAGAATACATTGGCTCTTGCGGCGTATAGCGGAAATACATGTATCGTTGCGAAGTCTATTGTCGGAAATAGTCAGATTGTAGAGGCTACATACACTGTTCCTGCGGGGATAGATGGTATAAGACTGACGATTCATACTGGCAGTGTGACAGAGGATGAAGCTTATGTCCGGATTGAAGGCATACAAGCCGCAGTGGGGAAAATGGAGGGGTCGCTCGTAAAGAACACGACCGACATCAGTGCCCTCGCCCGTGAACTGCGCGGCATTGTCTACACCATTGATGCGTTTGCTCTGAGAGAACAACGCGTTTATGTGAAGGATAAGGCCGTCCATTCCGGCGACAAGGGTTGGGTCTCGTTCAGACTGACAGGTATTCCGGACGGCACCAAATCTGTAGCGTTACACTATAATTCGCAGTCTTCTGCCACATACGCAATAAGTGCATGGGATAAGAATAATAATTTCCTTGATGGTGTAGTGATGACAGAAGGTAATAGACAAACGGCGGAATTGACATTGCCCAAAGATACAGCCTATATCATAGCGACATCTACAGTCACGGGGACTGCTGATGACGACGATGTCAGACTCAGGCTGATTGGATCGTCAGCAAGCCTGATCGAGCAGATAAACAGTCTGCAGAAACAGGTGGATAAAGGTGTATCCGTATCTGCGCCAAGGAACTATCTTTTTATGAAAAATAGGAGTTCCATCAACTTCACCTTTGATGACTCAACTTCGCAGGACAGTGATATCAAGAAAGTCTTTGACGAGTTCAATGTAAAATGCGGCTTTGCCATCATCACAGCTTCGGAGAGATATCGAAATTTCCACAACGAAGGTTTTGAACTGCTTGCCCATGGCATAGGGGCTTTCAGTGCAGACACCATCACTGAGGATGCAGTCAGGACTGCAATGCAAAAAGGGAAGTCGGTCGTAGAAAGTCTTGGTGTAGAATGCCACGGGTGGGTAACGCCCTCTTCACAGCTCAAAAGCAACTTTCAGCCCGTTGTGTGTGATTACTTCGACTATGGCTACACCATCTACAAAGGGAACGACACCACAGGTCAGACGATACCCAAGACCGCGAAGTCATACCAGCTATGGAGAATACATATCGCCACGCTGTTGAAAGACTATCAGCGCATCATTGACGAAGCCGTATCCGAGAATGGTGCCCTCGCTGTATATGGACATGGTTACGAAATTGGGAACCTGTGGACGCTTGATCAGCTACGTACCTTACTTTCCTATTGTAAGGGCAAGATAGAGGTGCTTACGCCGTCCGAAAGTTTCCTGAAGCTGTTCTCAGTCAGGCACAATGAACGTCTTTGATGCGTGGCTGGTGCAGGGTGATGATCCGTAAACTTGCAGTCAACCCTCACAGATTACTCTCTGCAAAGCTGTTATAAGCCCTTCCGGGAGTGGGCAAAAAGAAAAGCCCCCGGCCTGTTAAAATAGTCGTCTCACTTACTATATAACACAAAACGCCACATGAGCGCAGCCAGGGGCATTATACCCTTTGACCGCTCACGTGGTCTTTTTTGTGTGCATATTATGCGCTATAATAAGTGAGACAATGCAAAGATACAAAGTTTTGTGATAATGAAGATAATAGAAGTCTTGAAATTTAACAGGGAGCTGATAAATAGGCTCAAAATGTCCGGTATCAGGCTGGAGGATGCAGAATATGTAGACTTATACACCGATTACACCACATTGTTGAAGCACGGTGAAAAAGTATCGTATATCGTGGCCAGACTGTCTGAAAAGTATGCGGTAAGTGAACGTAAGGTGTACGGGCTTATCAAACGCTTTCAAAGCGACTGCAAGATGCCTGCAGTATGATTTACGGAAAAAGTTCTTTTTCCTTGCTGAATATGGCGAATTTTGCCATACTAATTTTAGTGAGACAATGAGAAGACAATACCTTTCAGCACCGCTTCCTTTTCAGGGACAGAAGCGGATGTTTACCAAGGAGTACATCAAGGTGCTCCAACAGTTCCCTGAAAGTACGACTTTCGTAGACTTATTCGGGGGAAGTGGGTTACTGTCACATATCGCCAAGTGTCAGAAGCCGGACGCTACTGTGGTATATAATGATTTCGACGGTTACAGGCTTCGGCTGGAGCATATTCCGCAGACGAATGAGCTGTTAGCGGAACTAAGAAGAATCGTAGATGTTGCACGGCACAAGCCTATATTGGGAGAGGTACGTGAACGCGTACTGTCCTGCATACGCAGGCATGAGCGTACCTATGGATATGTTGATTATATAACGCTGTCCTCGTCGGTAATGTTCTCAATGAAATATGCTACCGAGTTCTCAGACTTTGAGAAAGAGACCCTGTACAATAACATCAAGGCTACCGACTATCCGTCTTGCAGCGACTATCTCGACGGGCTGACCATTACCTCCTGTGATTATAAGGAGGTGTTTGAGCGATACAAGGATGTACCGGGTGTGGTGTTCCTCGTCGATCCCCCATACCTGAGTACGGATAGCAAGACCTACAAGATGTATTGGAAGCTGTCTGATTACCTTGACGTGTTGACCGTTCTCTCCGGACATCGCTTCATTTACTTCACTTCGAACAAGTCTTCTATAGTGGAGCTTTGTGAATGGATAGGCAAGAATAAGCTCATCGGAAACCCCTTTGAAAACTGCCACCGCCGAGAGTTCAATGCCCACATGAATTACAATGCGTCCTATACGGACATCATGCTTTATACTGATGTCGCTTGA